GTATCGGCATAATCAGTGCCTGACATTCTTTGGTTCTCGGCATTAATGCCCTTGTTGTAGATGCCAAAGTAATCCTCAAACAATTCCATCTGCGCTTGCTTGGCGTATAGATTGAAGTCAGAGGGTGAGATATATCCGTAGTTGTTCTTATTGAGGACAGAAAGCACGGTATTTCTTACGGAGTTTATCATCTGTTCTTTTTTACAAATATAGACAAAAAAAGAAGGGCCAAGCAGGCCCCTCTTAATTCAATATTTGAATCTGATCTACGATATCAGCGACTCCAACATTTTTAATCCATCGATACCATCATCGCTCTTCAGATGCCCTGCTGCGATAATGAATGGATCTTCACCAAATGGGACCGAGCACATCTTCTTTTTATTGCTTGGTGTATTGAACCAAATCTCCTTGCCATTAGAACGAATAGCTAGCAGGCTATTTTCAAAGAAGGTGCGAACCTTTGCTTGAAAGGTAAGCTCAGGATCATTGATTACATTCATGAAAGTGCTAGGGTCATTCTTCGCAAACACCAACAAGTCGCGCTTCATTTCAGCGGTAGAGATAGTTGATGGATCCTTGCCGAACAAAACCCTGGTGAGCATTTCCATGTGATCAACAGATAGCTTTCTCGCCTCTACCATAGCATTAACTTCTATGTCTAAATCTGCGATCTCTGCAGAAGCATCTTTCTCTTTATCTATCTCAATAAAAACAATCCCATTATGGGGGTGATAATGCAAGAACTCCTGAAGCACAGGATTATTTCTTGGGACAGTAAGCAATCCGTCTTCAAAAACGATTGGCTCAAGTATGGCATTACCATCTTGCTCGTCTTCAAACGGCGACTTCTGATTGACCGCATATCGAAGAACACGATTTTGATTTTTTGCTTCGTCGTACCACATCAATGGAAAACGCGGATGCGTTCGTGATGCAAGGGTATACGATAATGGAGATCCATTAATGATCCTGTAGACCTTGTCTACACTAATTTTTTGCTTTGACATTTGATTTGAATAGATTTGATTTTATTAAAAAAAAAGAGGGGTGTCTTTGAAGACACTCCCTCGATTTTATAAGGACTATCCGTAGCGGAACAACACGAAGTTGTTTGCGCCAAGAGTGCAGACTGCGCGCTCAGAGAGGAAGTGAACCTCCATTGCGTCAAGGTCGCTGTTTTGAGCACCTCCGGCAGAACCTGTAACCCACGTCTTGTAGCGACGATCTTCCGCCTCGCTTGCGCGGTAACGAACGTGCAAGAAAGGACGCTTAGCGTTCTTACCCATGATTTGGTCATACACAGTGGTAGAACCTGCAGGGACAAGAAGGCCGTTGACAGTGCCCGTTGCTGTGCCTGTAGCGCTGCTTAGGCCACCGCGCATTGTTGGGTCATTCAAGTATTTCCAGTCTGACTTGTAGAAGTCGTAACCGCGACGGAAACCGCTGAATCCAAGATTCAATGCCATCTCAACATCGTTGTCGAATAGACCGAAAGAGGCTGAGTTTGCAGCACCTGATCCATTGAAACCATTCAATGTGGCCAACATGTTGTCAATGTCAAAGCTCAATCCGCGATTCACGAAAACTACGTTCTCTTCGATCGCTCCTTGCTTGTCAAGACGTGACACGATAGTGTCCCAGTCAGGTAGGGTTGTTGGTGTACCACCACCCCATACGTTTCCACGAAGGTTTACCACGTAGAAAACACCTTCCGATCCCATCATGCCGGCTGTCTTAGCGCCTGATCCTGTTGCAGCAGGAACTGCTTCGATCATTGAGGTCTCAAGATAGTCCTCGAAACGCAAACGAGTCTCGTGCTCGGACTTAAGATACCACAAGTAACCAGTGGCACCATTTTCAGTGGTTACTTCAACCCATCCGATCTGAGCCATGTCCGAACCATTTACGGCGTACTTGTCTTTGATGATGATGGGATTGTTTGAGAAGATCTCGTCTTCGGCCTCCAAAGAACCGGTCATGCCGTTTGTGCCCTTCTTGAACTCAGATCCATAAATGAATACAGTACAAGAAGTGTTTATCGCAAACGCTTGTCCGCCAGCCTCATAGAAGGCAACGGTGAAAGTAGTTGCGCTCGGAACAGCAGTAACGATTGCTTTGTTGAACACACCTGACTGGTTGTTCTGAATCATTAGCGTTTGGCCAATACGAATAGCTACAAAAGTAACTCCTGCGTCAGCTACAGTGAATGTTGCTGTAGAAGATGATATAGCAGAACCTGACTTGCAATCAGTGTACTTGATGTGCAAACGGCCTTGTTCAGCCCATTTGATTTGGTCAGAATTAGATGGCATCTCAGCTCCCACCATACGTAGGAAAGATGCGATACTACGATTACCGTAGCGCTCAAACTCCTTCTCGTAAGTATCAGGAAGATACTGATTGAGGAAGTTAAAGTTAGTGATATAGTTTGTTGACAACGCAACCTGCTCGGCGGCAGGCTGAAGAGCGAATGTCGGTGAACTCAAAAGAGGCATGTCTTTTAGGTATTAAAAGTTAAACTTGTTTTTTGCTGCGTATTTTAAGACTCTTTCCAGAGTCAGGATTCATCGCTTTAACCTGTACTCCCTCGGTTGTTTTTGCAATCTCAGGAGTTCGTCTCTCGGTCATATCTATATTTTTTATTCCCTTGAGACTAGCTTCCGTTGCAGCTGCCATTCCTTCATCATAGAAGAACTTGGCAAACTTGTCCGGATTCATTGCGATAGCCAAGGACTTGTGATAGCCCACCGCATCTTTCATGAGCCCTGTCTTCTCATCTAGAAACTTACTTATGAAGTTCGATGGAGTCGACTGTGCCTTTCTTAATTCGGTAGAATCACCTGGAGAAAAGACTACCTTCTTGTTGTTTACCTCAAACTCAAAACCTTTGAATTCTTGATTAAACACTTCGTTCGTTTTTTGGTCAAACCATTGACGCTTACGATTGGTCTCTTCATCAGCTGTCTTAGCTCTCTGTATATATTCGCGATACGCCTCAAATTCTTCTTTCTCTTCATCAGAGATTGCTAATCCCCTTGACTCAAGGGGCAGCTTGTATTTCTCCTTCTGTTCAGTAAAGAACTTTTTGGCGTCCGTAATAACCTTCTTCTTGGCGATCTTGATCTTTTTAATCTTTAGATCATCATCAATATCCTCATCATACTTATAGTCCTGCATGAGTGTCTCGATGTCATCGTCATCCAATCCCTCTTGAGTCATACGAAGATAACTCTTCAATAACTGGTCGCCGTCCATTGATTCATAATCCTCCTTGAGTTTCAAGAAATCCTCAAATCCTCGGCCGGTTTCCTTCTTGTATTTCATGTAAGCAGCCACATCTTCCGGAAGCTCTTCCCCTGATTGGCGCTCAGCCATTAACTCATCAAATGAATTAATCTGCTTATTGTATCTTTTTCCAAGGTAAGAAAGAACATCTTCTTCCTTCAGATCCTGCTGTGTACTTGGATCGTCTCCATCTACTGCGGGAACTTCTTTGTTTTCAATAGTAGCAGATGGATCCACTACTACTGCTGATTGTTCTTTTTCATGCTTAGCAAGAAGCTCAGCTTCTTTTTCTGCAACACCTTTTTGCTCAGTGTCTTCTACTATTCTTACCTTAATGTTTTCCATTCGATTAAATTTGATTTAGGCAAATGTATGAAAAAAATCAATACCGTTATCTTGGTGAAAACTCCTGGAAGCTAAAGCCATCTAGACTGTCTTCGTTGGACTCAAAGTTTATTGACGGTAAATTGTTTTTTCTTTGCTCTATAAGTTTTGATTGTTGGGTATTCTGTATACTGATTCTCTTATCTTTTGACTGCTCCTTCGTGGTCTCTCTGTATCCTAACGCTTCGGCGTTTATCCTTGCTAGTTGCTGACTGTAATTGAACTCTTTATCCATAAGGCTTGACTTGAGCATTGCCTCCTGTTTCATTTTATCGATATCGAAAGCTACCTCGGCCTGTTTGATTTGGATCTTAGACTGAGTCTCCATTTGGATCTTCTGCATGGAAACTTGGGCCGCCATCTCTTGAGACCTAAGCTGTTGCTCAGCTATCATCGCCTGCTTTTGCATAGCCATCTTCTCCTCTCTCTGCTCTTTGTTTGTTCTCTTGAGCTTGAGCAACTGATTAGCTAGTTTCAGATTTTTTATCTCACGGATATCTATAGCGTCCTCTAGGTTAATGTCGCCTCTTGACAATGCCATTTGTACATTGGCCTCAAGCTGAGCCTTCTGCTC